CACCTTACCAATCTTAACTGGACCTGCACCATAGAGAAAGGCATAGATGAAAGTTTTTGCTTGATCTCTGGTCTTTAGTCCTGCCGCTTGTTGGTTAGCAGTGTGTACGTCACCAGTGAGAACCTCTTGTGTGAAGGCAGCGTCATTCATGTAGTGTGCTAGGCATCTAAGCTCAAGACCAGAAGCATCAGTACCCACTAGCTTATGTGTTTCTGTATTGGATACTGTCCACAAGCTACGACACTCTTTACCATAGGGACTGTAGACTGCTGGTACTTGTGCCATGTTTGGTTTGTTATGTGCCATACGACCAGTGATTGTACGTAGAGTAAGAACACTACCACGTACACGTAGGTCTTCATCACATTCTTGTATCCATGATTTAAGAAGTCCAGTTCTTTTCTGAAGAAGAAAGTAACGACTGAACATTTCAGCCTCTGGCATCTTAATCTTGGACAAGACTTCTTCGTTAACAATAACATTACCTTTATCTGTGAGCTTATCTGGTTTCCAACCACGATCCATCAGTCTGTCTGCTATTTGCTTACGGCTTGCAATATTAAAGGGTATGATGTTTGTTTTAGTTTTAAGTTCTTTTATCGTAGGTTTAAATTCTTTTTTAGCATCGTTCTCTAGCTGATGTTGCTCATCTTCTAATTTAGCAAGAAGTATCTGTGCTTCTCTAAGATTAAATGCAAAACCATTACGCTGTTGTTTATCTAAGATAACTCTAATGTTGCGCTCAAGATCATAACATCTATTAGAAAAACTTTTACTCTCTTCTTCTAACTGCTGTGCGGCTTTGTGAGTTATCTCAACATCTGTTTTACAATACTCTAACATCTCAGGACTATAACAATCAAACTTATCAAACTCTATCTTAGGATAGTCTAGACGTTGACCCCAAGAATCTAATGAGTGTCCTCCATCACGTACAGGATTAAAAAGTTGAGATTCAAGTAATGTATCTCGTACCTGTGCGGGTACAATATTAGAACCTGTTATCTTGTTAAGAAGAGGAGCGTCAAAGCTAATACCATTATGCATTATAAATTTTGATATACGCTTTGACCACTCACCAAACTCTTGACACTGACTTCCTACCCACTCACGTACTTCTCCTGTTCGATAGTGCTTTGCTACAATGCAATGTATCGTATCAATAGACTCAATAGTTTTATTTTTGATACGAGTAGTTTCAATGTCTACAGTTGCTTCCATTAATCTATATCCACTATGTATCCATCTTTGGTTTGAAGGTGAAAGAACATCTCACCCTTACGGATGTTACGATTAGAAACTTCTTTAACTTCTGAATCAAGAACGGTGTCACCATCAAAGAACCATGCTTTTTTGCAGTCATCTCTAAAGACAACGAATGTTAGTAGGTCATTATAATGATCTTTCTTCCATTTGTCAAGAAGTCTTTTCTTTCTGTAAGGTATACGTATATCTTTCCATGAGCTAGGCCAGTCACCTTTCCAAGAATACTTTATCTCTACCTCATAGAAGTGGCGAGGTAGGTCAGGTGATATACTGCATGTAATATCAAAGTATGTATTCTCTTTCATGGCAATGTCTGTTGAGTTTGTGTTCTTTCCAAGCCAATCTATCATAACCTCCTTGGCTTTCTTATCGGCAACATCATATAGAGCTTTGTCAAATTTCTTTTTAACAGTCTCCATTACTCCTCTCCTTCCATAAAGGGATTGTCCACTTGAGTCATGCGGCCAGTGTCACGATCATAGTGGAGGTAACAGGATAC